CATTGCCAGGTCAGCGTTTCCTCACTACTATTACCGGCCGCGGCGGTAGAGATAACCGATACCTGATAAACTACATAATTACTAAAACTGCCGGTAGTTGCCCCAATTGAACCGGACACGGCAAATTTACAGGACGAGGTATACAGGAACATATCTGAGGCTGCTACCACGCACGGGTTATTAGTGCCGTTCAAAAGGTTGCCGGAACTTCCTGCCGTGCCAATGGCGCTGGCGTACAGGCTACCGGTGGTAACAACCCCGGTAATGCCGGTACCAAACCCATTAGACCCATCCGTATACCATTTGATATTATTCAGGGCGGTATCTGGGGCGACAGTACAGTGTAGTTGGGTATTAACCCAATAACTGTGATTAGAGCCGGAGGTAGGCACGGGAATGGCGCTGGGACTGGTAGCATGGTCGGACGTACCCAATTTTAAGCTGCCACTGGTAATGTTAGTAGAGGTTGGGCCGGACACGGCCCCGGTGATTTTTCTGATTTGTACAGTTGCTGCCATAATTTAATCTCCTTATATCGGTCTGGCATAAACTAACAGACGGGCGCTGCTGGCGGCGGTTGCCCCGTTTTTCCAGGTAAACTTGGCCGAGTTGCCGACTATGGCAATATCAAAAACGGAGGCGGCGCAGGCCGTAGCTATAGCCGAGGATGACATGCGGTCATAGTTGGCCCCGCCATCGCAGGATTGCTGAATCCGCACCCCGCTACCGGTTTCGCTGGCAATATCAGAGCGGAACATCCCCACAATTTTGCCATAGCCCAGAGTACAGGCGGTGCCGGCCATACTGCCATTGGCGGCCATACTGCCGCTGTACTCCAATAAAGTTACATAGCCCTGCACGTAAAGTTTGCTCATAGTTTTATCCCAATTCCTTAATTGCTTGCCGGGCCAGGGTTGGGTTGTGCTGCGCCTCGCCGGGTAAGTTCCAACGTTTACACAAGGCCCGCCGGTGATCATGGGTTAAACGCTGCCAGCGAAACCACCAGAACGTTTCTTGCCTGTTCCTGGGTTCTTCCCCTGACAGACACCGTTTAAGGGTATCGGGCAGGGGGGCCAGCTTAACCGGCGGCTGCGGGTTAGGTGCCGGCTTTTTTGCTGCTGCTTTGGTTGCCATCTGGAATCCTTTCAAAAAAAAGGCATACACCGGCTGGGTGTATGCCTTTTAATGGGTTGTGTTTAAGTCTCAGCCGGAGCGACACCCCGCGCCTGTTAATTAAGAGACCGTTATGCTGTGGTGATAGCCAGGTAGTGAAACGTGCACAGGGCGCTGCTGGTAATGTTTGCTGTAGTGAAGTTTGAAAAGCTGGCGGTCACAGTGCTGGCGGCGGTCATACTGGCGGACTTAAGCACAAAGCCTTGCGGCAAGCTGGCGGCGGTAAGGAAAATACGGTCACCCTCAGACGCATTAGCAATTGTGGCGGTACACGCGCTAACCGAGGACGCATTGGCCCCGGCGCACACGATGTTAACCGTGCCGGATAAAATCTGTGTCATGTTGGTGCCGCTGACACCGCCCTGAATGCCTGAAACAAACAAACCTGGCTGGCGTTCTTTGTAAGTGTTAGACATAAGAACTGCCCCCCTAAACTACGTTATAGTATCCAGCCCCTGCATCGCTGGCTGTGATTTTTTCGGCGGTGTGCCATTCTCCGGCCACCACGTCCATTTTTTCCTCGGCGTAGCTAAAGGTTTCAATGGTGCGGTTGCCCCACACAAAGCAGTAACCGCTGGTTGCTTCTTCCAGGGCCGGGCTTTGGGTGACATAGCCACACCAGAAGTCATTGCCCCAGACATAGCCCATGTCGGCGGTTGCGCCTTCTTTGGCGCTGTCTACTATTGCTTTGCCGATAAGCACCTTGTCAAAGCCAAACCAGGAGCGTAAATCTTCCGGCTCAACTCGACCACCGGGCCGGGTGTACTTTACCCGATCCAGAAAATCGGGGTGCTGGCGCAGGTGCCGCCATACGTCCCAGCTCATAACCGCTACGTTAGGCTCGCGGCCAATGGAACCGACAACGGCATCAACACAGGTGTCAATGTTACCCCAGGGGTCGGACGAGTCGCTTGACCAAAGGGTGCCGGCGGTAGAGGCGCTGGCCCAGTTGGTTGAACCGGATACCAGAGTTGCCACACGTTGTTCCAGGCCAAGTAACAGGCCATCGGTCACAAAGTTTACGGCGGTAATGTCGGGCCGCAGCGGGCTGTCGGAATTTTCCCGTTCCTCTTTGGTAATTTCCTTTGCCAGCGCGTCGTTTACGGTGATGTAGCTGGCGGTTGTCAGGGGGTAATCCCCACGCGGAAATTTAGTACCGGGGGCGCGGGCGGCGCTGCGGTTACGGAACCAGGCTTGCTTCGGAAAGACAAAATACTGGTCACTTTTCTTCTGAACCTGAACCATCGGGAAAACCTGGTCCGCAATATAGCTCATATTGCGGTAGGCAATCGACACGTTGGTCAGGGGGCGGTTGACGTGAACGTCATATACTGTAGGTCTAGGCATCTTTTATCCTCCCTTAACTCGCGCCTAATTTAACGCCGGCCGGTAACAGGAACACTTCAATCAGGATTCCGGAGCCGGACGCTACGGCCTCAAGAGCCATTGCGTGGGCCACGGCGCTGGACGATGTATCGCTCTGCAACACTCCCAGACCGGTAGAACCTGACTTTAAGTAACTGCCGTACCCGATAGGGTCCCCAGCGTCTACGTAAAGCTCACTGGTGCCGTGCAAGCGTACCGGGGCTTCCTGACCGGTTGCCGAGGGGTTGCTTTGCAAGATACCAACAACGCCGGGGTTACTGGCCCCGTTTGCCTGCAATACCTGTTTTGGCGTAGTGCCAAGACGGGTAAAGCGATACTGGGCGGCGCTTAAGTCTGCGCCGGCGGTAAAGGGGTAATCAAAACCCCAGTTATAATTAGCCATTATTTACCTCCCCGCATCTGGGCGGCCAGTTCAAGCTGTTCGGCTTCACTCAGGCTTAACAGGGCCGCGCCAACGTCGCCGTTTAATTCGGCGGCTGCTTTTTCAATTTTTGCTTCCAGAGCCACTTCTTCCGGGGTCTGGGCCTTACCGATTTCGCTGAAGATGCTGGCCATCGCCAGATGGTTGTCAGCCGCTTTCAGCAGGGCTTCAAGCTGATCGTAGTCTGCCGGGTCAAGAGCTTTGTTAGCCTTGTACAGCAGGTCGCCCAGGGTGTCGGCTTTCATCGGGATTGCCCGATAAGCGATTGCCTTTTCCACAAACTCGCGTTTTACGCGGGCATCGGTAGCGGCCTTTTCAAGCTGCTCGGCTTTCTCTACCCGCTGGGCCAGGTTTTCAAGCTGGGCCTGGTACTTTTCTTCCAGACGCTTTTCCACAGCTTCAATCTGGGCGTTGTGCACCTTTTCAAGCTGGGCCAGGTGCGCCATTTGCACGGCTTGCAGAGCGTCCAGGTTGACGGTATCGGCGGCTTTGGTGACAGGGGTTTCGTCTTTTTTCATATTTACCTCAATCTCCGTTTCTTCTTCTTCCTCGTCCGGGTCTTTGTCGTCAGCCGCTTTAACTACCACGTTGGCGGCTTCGACCTCGCCCCGGATAAAGGATTTTAATTGCTCCCAAAAACCAGGAGCGGGCGTACTCGGTACGCCTGCTGTGGGCTGGACGGTGGGGGTGTCGGTTTTTGTTACCTCGGCCTCTACCGGTTCGTCCACGGCGGTTTCCAGAATGTCATCGTTCATGTGGTATCCACCTTCCTTTGACTTTAATAGAATGAACCGGGCCATATTTGCCCCGTCCGGGACCAGCCCCACAGATTCAATGTCCATATCTTCTAGCAGGTATTGTGCGTGCGGTTGTAGGTCCATAGTTAAAAAAAAGAGCGATAGCAGACGCACCTATCGCCGTGAAATAAAAAAGGCCCGCATCGGCGGGCCTCTCGCTTGGTAGTTGGTTTTATTTTAACAGAAATTTTATTTATGTCAACAGGTTAGGGATTCTGGCTTGCTACAACGCCTCGACAATATCAGCGATACAAGCATCAATTGCAACGCCTTGTTAGCATATCAACTCCAATAAATAATAATTGAAGGTGGCCCGGCGGGGTACTCAACCGGGCCGTTAACATTTATCTCCCTTTTGTTACCAAAATCGTTTATTGGCCTGCCACCTCCATTTTTTTGCCTCTACTGTAAAATCAAACCGGCAAAACGCCGGGGTATTAACTATATTTGAAATCACCATAGCTCCTAAAACTTCAGCGTGTCCGGTAGCTCTGATTTGCGCTCTAAAATGGCGGCGGCCAGCTCTGTGGTGTTGTTGTACTGTCGCCGGGGTTGGTAGGGGTTGTCGTTTATTTTATCTATGGGTATAAGCGGCATTGTGATCCCCCCATGTTTGCGGCAAACACTAAATGGTTATATGTTTGCTGCCTCCAATTTCTCAATATAACGTGTTTCGCGCCAATATCTAATTACTCTATGAGATTGGATTTTTGAGAGCTTGTAATTGTCCATTAAAAAAAACTGCTGCTTAAAGTGGTTGTCGTCAATTTTATCAAGGCGTTCCAGCATTTCATCGGTGATGTACTGATACCTCTTTTTCATTTTAAACCCCTTGTAATAACCAATCATAGGCCCGCTGAATCCATTCCAATTTTAGGGAGTAGGGCGGGTTAGTTATCTGGCAATCGTACCAATCTGGACTCCAGTAGAAATAGTTGAAGCCGCCTTGTATATCTGTTCCTATGGATTCGTATCCGGCCCGTTCAATCGCCCGGCTTAAGTACCCTTCCCCGCAAGCTGATTCCCAGATAACCCACTCTCTGGGAATGTATTTTAATAAAGGTTCAACAGCATAAGCCGGAGTCTGACAAAGATCATAAACCCCCGGCGCGTTGAAGTCTTTAGGGTAGGTGCTTTTGGTTGCCAGTTTTATGCCGCGCTTAGTTTGAGTTCCGTTAGATGCTACCATAGCCCCTCCTGCCTCGCCTCAATGCCGCCCTTGACAGTGTACTCTACCACAGCCGCCCCTGTTCCGGCGCGGGCGCTGAGGGTTGTTACCTTGCAACGATTTGCTAGGGTTGCGCGGCCTCAAACCAAACACTTGTCAACCCTGTGTTTGACTGTCGTTTACCCGGCTCAAACCTGCGTTTACACAGCAGGTAATTTTGGTAATTAGTTTCTATATCGGCTGGCAAACATTTATCGTCTAACGCAAATTGCATAAATGTGCTGGGTGTATAGATGGCTAATTCAACACAGGATTTTTGCTCTCCGTTCTCAAACCAAATTTCTGTCCTGCGCTCAACTCCTATGATTTTGTCTTTTTTTTCTTCTGTTTGCATAGATAGCAACCTAACGTGTGAAATGTGCCGCCAGGAGGCGACAACAATATTGATTAGTCTTGCGTGGTAGTACCGGCTCTATTGGTCGGCACCATTGATTTGTTATACCGCCCTATGCTGGCGAATTTTCCACGGCTCTAAATTACCATTTTCTGCCTGCCAAACCATCGCGTCAATTGCGGTATCCTCGGTCATTTCTGTGTACTTTGCTGCATACTCTGGATAAATCAATGCTGCCAAAACGCACGC